GATGGCGTCCTCCATGGACGCCGAAGGTGCGGGCGCTCCGACTGCCAGACGTATTCTGACCGAGGCGGCACAGCCCATTCATCAGCAGATGAAAGCAAATGCCAGCAAAGACCCGCAGCCCAGATCGGGTGATCTCCGCAAGGCGCTGAATATCGGCAAGGTGAAGAAAAGCAAAAAGCGCGGTCAGCATATTACCATCGGCGTACATCGCAAGGATTGGGATCATGAGGACTACTATCCCGCCTATGTTGAGTATGGTCACGGTGGTCCGGCTCCTGCGCCTGCGCACCCGTATATCCGTCCCGCCTTCGACACCCGGCAGGATGAAGCCTTTGAGATCATCCGCGACGGACTGCGCGATGCGCTGGACAATAACCCTACAGGATAACACAAAGCACAGGCTCGTTACGGGTCTGTGCTATTTCTATGCAATTCAAGGAGGATAACTAACATGTCTGCAACTGCTTCTCCGACCGTTTCTTCCACGGTCGGTCTGAAAAACGTGGTCATCGCCCCTCTTACCGAGGATACCGAAGCGACGCTGACCTACGGCGAGCTTCAGCTCATGGCGGGCGCTATTGAGGCATCCGTAACCCCGGAAAACGCCGACCCGGACGTTCAGTACGCAGATGACGTCGAGTTTGACGTGCTGTATCCCGACCCGGAACTGGCGTTCAAAACCAAGATGGCAGATATCCCGCTGATCATCCAGGAGATGATTTTTGGCAACCGCATCGACGACAACGGCGTTCTGATTCGTTCTGCGACGGATAAACCTCCGTACTTCGCTGTCGGTTTCATGAGCGAAAAGTCCAACCACAAGTACCGTTATGTCTGGCTGTACAAGGTGCGCGCCAAGCCTGTGACGGAATCCTATGCTACCAAAGAAGGCGGCACCATTACCCGCCAGACCGGCGAGATTGAGTGGACTGCGATTAAGCGTACTCACGACGGTCAGTACCAGGCTGTTGCCGATGAGGATGAGAATGGCTTCACTGCTGCGAAGGGCGCAACCTTCCTGCAGAGCGTGTACGAACCCACCTTCGCCAATAGCGGTACCTGATAACTCTGCCGCCGTATAGCTAGTTCTGTACGGCGGCTCCAATCTTGATCTGTGGAGGATGCAATCATGATTACCTGTAATCTGAACAGTAAAAAATATCATGTCGACTTTATCAGCGGCCGCGCTCTGCGAGAGATGGAGCCCGCTGCCAAGATGTACGGAAAGATCGTCGCTGTGTCCAACGCCGCCGTGAAGGGTGAGCGTATTGAAACAGACGGCCTGACCATCGGTGAGGCTATGGACGTAATGATCAAGTGGTTCTGTATTCTCTTCGGCAATCAGTTCACGCCGGACGATGTGTTGGACGGATATCCCGTGGATCGCCTGATGCACGATATTGCGCTGGCGCTCATGGCAGTGCAGACGCAGACCACATCCATTCTTGACGAGTTCCCTACGAAGGCAGCTCAGAAAACGGAACCGACTCAGCCGGAGAGCGAGGAGATTCCTCAGTTCTGACGCTGCCCGATTTTATATATTCCACTTACAACTCTCTGCTGGAAGGCGGATGGCGCATGGCTGAGATCGACAGCATGGACATGCTGGGCTTCCTTCGCATCCGTGCATGGAAAGCCGGACAGGAGAAGAAAAAGAAAGAACCTCGCCGAGCGTATATCGACGAGGTTTGGGGAAACTTGAAGCCATAATATGGTAGGTAGACAGTCGTTATCAGGATATTTTATCTATTTAGTAGTGCGGCTTCGATTGCTAATACATTGGGTTGCGTGGGGGTAAAACGCATACCGCGATGCAGCATATTAAGAGTACGCTGGGCTTTAGCCATAACAATCCTGGCTTCTTTGTCACTGGTTAGTATGAGGTGATTCCCAGCAATTGTATACTCTGCTGAAATGTAATCTTCGGTTATAGGAAACATATCCTGCAGCAGAAATGCGTTCATAATGCCGTTGTCCAATCTGCAGATATGAAGCGTATCGCATGGTCGACCTGCCGCAACCCGCTTGTCAATGATGGCCTGGAATTTTTCTGCTCGGCTGCTCATGGGAATCATCCAGATCAGCTGCGTCTTTTTGTCACGGAGAGCAAAGTAGTGAGGTCGATGCTCACCCTTGTTGCCTTTGAGATATGGATCAGGAAAATCAACAAAGAATTGATCCTTTAGCACATAAAAACCGCGCTCTTTCAGCATTGTATCCTCCGTGTACGAAAAATGGCCTCCTTGCGGAAGCCATTACTCTCCAACCATTTATATCCCGCATATTGGTCAGCGGAAAACTTACGCCCCAACCATTTATATCCCGCATATTGGTCAGCGGAAGCGGAGAGCCCTAATAGGCTTTCCTACTACCAATATTATATGCAATGCCGAACCAAAAGTCAATGGAAAATGTTTTCCCAAAGTGAAGACGCCTTGGCCCACCGAGAAAAGAGGTGATACTAATGAGCGAAACGCTCCGTGATCTTGTTGTTTCCCTGTCTCTGGATTCGGACAATTTTACCCGGAACATCAAGTCCGTCAATAAGCAGATACAGGAGGCGGAATCGCGCTTCAAGCTGGCTGCTGCCGGAGTGGAGAATTTTGAGAGCACGACGACAGGGCTTACCACAAAGCTGGACACCCTGAACCGCCGCCTGAAGCTACAGCAGGATGTGGTCGGGCAATATGAACGAGCTCTGGACGCTGCTGATGCAAAGCTGCGCGAATGCAGCAACCGGGAAATTGAATACGCCCGTCGTCTGGATGACGCTCGGAATGCCCAACAGGCGCTCAAGGAACAGGTTCGCCTCGCAGCTGAACAGGTCAAGAATTACTCCAAAAATCTCGGTGAATCGCATTCTGTCACCATCGCCGCGCAGCAGAACCTTGATGCACTGAAGGGCGAATACCGCGAGTCAGTACAGGAAGTTAAGAAGCTGGCCGGTCAGCATACTGCGCTGAAGAAGTCCATGCAGAATGCTGCGGATGCGGTTAGCAGCACCAGCACAAATCTGAACAATGCCCGCGCTGCGGTTAAGAATACCGAGGCGGAGATTGACAGGTGCAATCAGGCCCTGCGCTTATCCGAAACCCGATGGAGTGAATCAGCCGAATCTATCAAAAAGGCACAGACAAGTCTTACCAGCACAGGCAAGGTACTTAAACTCGTTGAAAGCGAGTTCAAGTTGGCGACAGCTGGTATCAAGGATATGGATACAAGTGTCGAAGGTCTTTCTGCGAAGCTGACATACCTTGAGGATAAGCTGCGTTATCAGAAAGATGCTGTCGAAGCCTGTGATGAAGCATATCGAGCTGCTCGAATGCAGAATCGAGTCGCGAGACAGACGAATGATCCTGAACTGATTCGTCAGGCTTCGGATGCTTTGAATGACGCGGAGGCCGCACTCAACAATGCAGAGGCCGCCGTCAAGGAAACCCAAGCCGCAATCGAACAGTGCACCCAAGATCTTAAGACGGCAAAATCGCAGTGGACGGCAACGGGAAAATCGTTGGAGGACTTCGGAAAGAAGTGCGATTCCGTCAGCAAAACTATGAACAAGGCGGGCAGAACGCTCACCACCGTCATGACTACGCCCATTCTCGCGCTGGGTACGGCGGCGATCAAGGCATCCGTCAGCTATGAATCCGCCTTTGCATCTGTTAGAAAGACGGTCAATGCTACAGAGGAAGAATTTGAGCGCCTTTCCGGGCAGATCAAGACGATGTCTACTGAGGTGGCAACATCCTCGGACGATATTGCCGAGGTCGTCGCCATTGCCGGTCAGCTGGGTATCGCCAATGATTATCTGCTGAATTTCAGCCGCACCATGATAGACCTGGGCAACAGCACCGATATTGTTGCCTCGGAAGCAGCCAGCACTCTTGCCAAGTTCGCCAACATTATGAACATGGATCAGAGCAAATTCGGTAACCTGGGCGCTGCGCTGGTTGATCTGGGCAATAAGTATGCGACGACCGAATCGGCGATCATGAACATGGCCATGCGTCTGGCTGGCGCCGGTCATCAGGTTGGACTCTCCGAGGCTCAGATTCTGGGCTTTGCGGCGGCTCTGTCTTCCCTGGGTATTGAGGCTGAAATGGGCGGTTCCGCATTCTCCAAGGCGTTGGTCAAGATGGAAGTCGCTGCCGCTACGGGCGGCGAAGCTCTGGATGATTTCGCCAGGGTATCCGGCATGACCGCCCAGCAGTTCAAGGTTATGTGGGATGCAGATCCCGCTGGCGCATTCCAGGCGTTCATTGAGGGTCTTGCCCGAATGGACGAGGAAGGCATGAGCGCCATTGCCACCTTGAACGAGATCGGCATTGTGGAAGTGCGTCTGCGCGATACTCTGCTTCGTGCTACTAATGCCAATGAACTGTTCACCAAAACCCAGCAGACTGCCAATGAAGCGTGGGAAGAGAATACCGCGCTCGTTACGGAAGCCGGAAAGCGTTATGCTACGACGGAGAGCAAGCTGAACAATCTGAAGAACAAGGCTATTCTGTTTGGACAGCAGATCGGCGACGATCTGAATCCCGCCATCCATAACCTGATCGACGGCGCAGATGATCTGCTGGATCGGTTCATGGAACTGGATGAGGCTGAGCGCATGCAGATCATTCGCTTTGCCGCAATTGCCGCTTCTGCGGGTCCTGCTCTGCTGGCTTTCGGTAAG